GCCCATATACAAGAATGATAAGATCATGGATCCCCTAAAACGTATTGCAGAGGAAACAGAAGAAGACTACCAGACTCTAGACAATATATTGAAGAATGCTGGCGTAAAAACATACAGAAGTTTCTTAGACATCAAAAAGTACGGTTCGTTGAAGAACGTCTATAGACCACCTGTGTGTCCCAGGGATCACTTTGCAGTGATTGGAGAGAAAATATATTTTGCAAATGGACGACACAGAGGATATGAAGCTATGTTATCAAAAATAAACAAACGCTCGATGAACATAGATACAATGCTTGACGTTCCGTCTCTCAATACTGCCACTATAGTTAGAGTGGGCAAGGACATATGGTGGGACATAGCTCTAAACATTGATATGTCAATAGTAGAAAAATACAAAAAAAAATGGGAACAAGAAGGATTTAGGGTACACACGTCTGATAGGGGATACCATTCTGATGCTGTATTCTGTGTGGTCAAGCCTGGCTGTATAGTTTCATTGTTTGATGTACAGGACTACAACACGAACTTCCCAGGATGGGACGTGTTGCACCTGCCGGATCAGTCATGGAGTAAGGTCAGTCCATTCTTAAAGATGAAAGGTAAAGTGGGTGGACAGTGGTGGTTGAAAGGCGAGGAACACAACGATCAGCTGATAGAATTCGTCAACACCTGGTTGAAGGACTGGGTCGGCTATGTGGAGGAGACCGTGTTCGACGTGAACATGCTATCCATAGATCAGAACACAATCATATGCAATAACTACAACAAGGATGTGTTCGCACACTTCAAGCGGCACAAGGTTGAGCCCATCATATTCAACTTCCGACACAGGTACTTCTGGGATGGAGGTGTACACTGCATAGTACAGGACCTATACAGGGAAGGAACACAGGAGGACTACTTTGGCTAACATATACACCATATACGCAGACCACAAGGACAACATCACAGCACACGAGTTCGTGGCCAAGATGAGCCTGTTCCTAGACAAGCTGGTCGAACATAAAAAGATGGACTGCTACAGGATCACCAGGATGAAGTTGGGATTCCGATCCATGGACATGCCCGAATTCAGGATTGACATGGAATTCGAGAACATGCAGGCACTGGACGACGCCATGACTATTACCATAGCAGACAAGGATGTCGATAGAGTACACGTGGGATTTAATCAATACGTGGACACAGATACGATTCAACACTTCCTTTACCGAGATTTTCCAGATGATCTAAATAAACCAAAGTTGACAGCCAAGCAAGATCAATATACAATTACAGATATAGTTGATGCAACAAAAAATATAGATCCGGAAATATGGAAAAAGGGTTAGAAAAAAAATATTACTATTCAGAGATATTCCACAGCATACAGGGTGAAGGAAACTACACGGGTGTTCCAACCGCTTGGATAAGATTCTTCTTATGCAACTTGCAGTGCAGTGGATTTGGACAAGTAGATCCAACAGACCCAAGCACGTATGAATTGCCGTTCGAGGATTTTGATGTTGACAGTGTGAAGAGGGTAGAAGACTTGCCAGTGTGGGAGAAAGGGTGTGACTCCAGTTATACATGGGCAAAGAAGTTTAAGAAACTGATGGGACATGAGACCCCTACTGCACTTGCTGGAAAAATTGTAGACATACTTAAAACTGACACAAACGCAAATGGATTGTTCTTACATCCAAACTCTAGACAACATCAACATTTGTGTTTCACAGGCGGAGAACCTTTGATGATCACTGGACAGGCCGCAAGCATGGGAATATACAAAGAACTAGAAAGGCAAGCAAACTTGCCAAGTTCGATGACCTTTGAAACAAACGGCACACAGAAACTCACAGACCAATTTAAACAATGGGTGAAAGACATACCAGAAGAGATATTCTTTAGTGTGAGTCCTAAACTGTTCACAGTGTCGGGCGAGAAAACAGAGAAAGCGATAAAACCAGAGAATGTTAAGGAGTATGCTGAATGTAGCAACAACGGACAATTGAAGTTTGTGGTTGGTTCCAAACAGAGGCAATGGGAAGAACTAGAAAACACAGTGAGAAAATTCAGAGAAGCAGGCATAGAGTGGCCAGTATGGATAATGCCCACAGGTGCAAGGGAAGAAGAGCAAAGTGCAACTGCTGGTAAAGTGGCGGAAGAGGCATTTAAAAGAGGATATAATGTGGCGGCAAGAGTTCATGTTTATCTATTTGGTAATGCAATTGGTACATAGTAGTAGACTAAAATTTAAAAATAAGGTATAATAATATTATGAAGGTAAAAAAAACAGCAAAGACAACAATAAAGAAAAAGAACAACAAGGGTTCTAAGAAAAGTGAAGAGCCAGAAGTTAAAGTTCTTAATCTTAATGTAAACCCTGAGAATCCTAGAAATGGTTTCTTTGAGCTGGACTGGAATCCTGAATTCGTAAACATGTTGAAACAATCTGGATACCAAGGTGAGAGCGAAGAAGAGATCGTTGATAGATGGTTCCAGACACTATGTCAGACTATTGGCAACGAGCAAGGACTAGATATTAATGCTTCGGGTCATGTGAAAATGACTAGGAGAGATGACGGAAAAACGGAGGTATCGTAATGGGTTATTTTTTACTTGGTATCCTTATAGGCTGGTTGGTTCCAAGACCTAAATTTATAGGTAGGGCCGAGATAGCAATATGGACACCCATCAAAAAAAGACTTCCTAAGTTTACACAGAACTGGTGGGGTTAAGTTGGCACACATTCTAGTAGACACAGCCAACACTTTCTTTAGAGCAAGACATGTGATCAGAGGTGACACTTCTGAGAAAGTTGGAATGGCCATTCACATCATGATGAACAGTATCAAGAAAGCATGGCAGGACTTTGACGGAACTCATGTTGTGTTCTGTCTTGAGGGCAGATCATTTAGAAAAGACATGTATGCACCATACAAAAGGAATCGTAAGGAAATGGCAGATGCCATGACCGAGAAAGAAAAAGAAGAGAATGAAGTGTTCTGGGAAGTTTACGACGACTTCGTTGATTTTGTAAAAACAAAAACAAATGCCACAGTTCTAAGGAACGGTAGAACAGAGGCAGATGATCTAATCGCAAGATGGATTGACAAGCACCCCGACCAAGAACATGTTATCATAAGCACCGACAAAGACCTTAATCAGTTAATAACACCCAAAGTTAGGCAGTACAACGGTGTTAACGAAACAACCATGACACACGAGGGCTGGTTTGACAGCAAAGGTAATCCTGTGATAGACAAAAAATTAAAAGCACCCAAACCTGCTCCAGACACAGAATGGATCATATTCGAGAAGAGCATGAGGGGTGACCCCAGTGACAACATATTCTCAGCATACCCAGGCGTGCGTACAAAGGGCACGAAGAACAAGATAGGATTACAGGAAGCATACGCGGATCGTAAGGAGAAGGGATACACATGGAACAACATGATGTTGAGCAAGTGGGTGGACCATGACGGCAACGAACACAGGGTCATGGAAGACTACGAAAGGAACAGGGCATTGGTGGATCTACACGCACAACCAGAAGCCATCGTAGAAGAACTTGATCAAACGAGTGCACAGGCCAAGGCAGAGAACAAGAGCATAGACCAAGTTGGAATCAGATTCATGAGGTTCTGTGGCAAGTACGATTTAAATAGGATCAGTGAGCAGGCACAACTGTATGTCGAGCCTTTCAATGCTAGGCTGGTCTAAAAAAAATGTTTTTTAGACAACTTGCTATTGAACATTTTAAAAAATCAAAACAAGCCGTTTTGTGTGATAGTTTACATGTACTAGACATTGATAATTTGTACCTAGAAGATCTATTAGAGTTCAAAAAGAATCAAGGAACAACCCGAGCATGTGTATTGTTATTAGCATTAGAACCACCTTATTTTGATCCAGGGTCCAACATTTCCAGACAATGGATACAATTTAAAGACGTACTATTAAAGCATCAAATATTCAATTGTGATTTTTTTGTAACTTGTGTGTTTTGTAATTCTAGTCATGATGATAGTATAGAATACCTAAATAAAAATCACTATGATTGGTCATTTCTTAAGTTTGATATAGATCTAACCTATATCAATGATATAGACGTAACCTATGCAGATATACC